TTGAACCAACTATATAAAATTGTAAAACCTGGATTATCTTTATTAAAAATATAATTAATATAATTTGTAGCTTGGTCAGCAAGAGCAACATCTTCTGCTTTNACNGGTTCGCAAACAACAGTTCTATCTGATGCTGTAAAAATTCTAAGAAGATTTGGAAGTATAGTTTCAATAGTGTCTGCAACGTCAGTAGATACAACTTGAGAACGACCATCTATTTCAGTTCCTAATTTTTCTCCTAAATAATATTCAATAGATTTTTTTCTTTGTTCAGATAATTGTCCACCAAGATAACCTAATGATGCATTTATTTCTGTACTGATAATATTTTTTATTTCTGATTCTGTTAATTTTGCCATATTAATTTATTGACTTGAAATATTTAGAAAAGAATTCTGATTTATTTTTGTTATTTAAAACTAAATCTCCACCCTTTTCGCCTATAGGTATATCTCTAAAATATAACTCTTTAGGTTCAGGGTATAATCCTTCTTCAATTAATTTTTTTTCTCTCTCACTTAAGAAATCTGACATCTCATTTTGAGTGGTAATATAAGAACTTGGGTCTCTGTCTTTTGTTGATTTCATATTAAACAATATAATTCGTATTTACTTCTATCTTTTTTTTCCAATTTGTCATCTCAATTCCNTANCCNACTATTCCTGTTCTTAAAGCATCNGCGGCATGGCTTGCAAAATTGTGTATGGGTCTATTCCTAAAACATTGGTTTAAGTCATCCCATTTTTTTTGATATGACTTTAAACATTCCATACCATAATGGCATTTGTTTTTGTCAAACCAACAGGTAGGTAGAACTTTTCTTACTGCTTCAATCCCATCTTCTAAAGATAGTTTAGGCGCAACCTCAAATGCTATACCTAATTCTAATGCAGTTTCCAACCTTGATTTACCATAAGCTCCTAATTCTCTAACCTTAATATCATGTGGAGCAATATGTCTTGAATACTTATAACCTTTATTATCAATAATATTTGCGTAGTGGTCTAATCCTTCGCCTGCGTTTTCGTAAAAATCTATTAATCTTATTTCGCCTTTGTGTCTTTGGGCAAACCAAATAACAGTAGAATCATTCATTCCTAAATCCCACCATGTTTCAACCGGTAATTCTTTGTCGTATAAATTATCTGTTACCCTGCCATTCTTTTCGGCATCCTCAATAATAGATCCGTAATAAGAACCTGTTATTGCTGCTTGGAAAGAACATTCAAACTCTTGGTCAAACAAGTCATCTGACATGATTGACTTTGCTGCCTTTAATTCATCATCGTCTAGTATCTTTGTTTCAGATGCTTTGTGTAATGATGAATACCAACCTTCTGTCTTTTGGGCGTATTGGTATAATTCAAAAAAATAATTTTTACCTTTTGGCGTTCCAATAAAAACGCACCATCCTTTCCTATCTGCCAAAGATGGTCTTATGATTTCAGGAAATAGATTTGGGGCAATACTTTGTGTTTCATCTAAAATACAACCGTCTAAAAATATACCTCTTAGAGCTTGGTCATTCTCAGCGCCAAGAATTGTAATCCTTGCGCCATTTGGAAAGTCAGCTCTTAATTCTGATTCGTTAAACTTAACTCCTGGAATTTTACCACCAAAGGTTTTGATGTAATCCCAAGCCGTTGCCTTACCTTGCTTAAAAGTTGGAGAGATAAATGCGTACCTAGAATTTGGCTTCTTGGTGTACATCGCATCTCTAATCATGTGATTAATACACATCACAGTCTTACCAGCTCTTCGGTGCAAGACCAATACGGAGAATCGGTGCTTAGAGATTTTATCATGCAAAAATTTTTGCAATTCTCTTGGCTTGTATGGAATCTCAAATACTGGCATTTTTAAATAAAACCCCCCTATCCTTAATGGACAGTCATGGGTTTAGCAACTGGTATCTTATCTAGTTCTAGTTCTTCTGTAATGTGTTGGCTAAAGCACCAAGCATCTTCGTAATCTTCAAATCCATTGAACATAACTATTACTGAATTAGTCATATCGTCAACCATTACTAGAGCTTTGTATTTAGGGTTTTTCATTTGGGTTTTTGTAGTTTGTATGTGTGTACCTTCTAACGTAATATTGACGCCGCCAGTTTTTGCTTTGGGGGTAGGGTCGTTATAAAACCCCCCCTATTTGCCTTGTAAAACGTATGAAACGCCTGCTTGCCTGGCGCAATACAACCATTGATATAGTTCCGATAATTGTTTGTTATCAGAACTTTCTGTCAACAGCACAGCTATTCAACTTATGATTGCTAGTGATAACTAATGTTATCAATAGTAATGCAGTTGTTAGCTTATAAGTTGTGTGTGCAATGTTATGTATGAACTTTGCAATTCTCAACCAACTAATTCAATAAACTCAACAGCTTTAATTAAAAAACAACTAATAATTAATCCTGCCATTTAATGATTATAGGATCTTTATTATTACCAGAAAGACTTAAATTATCCTTTTTAGCATATACTTTTGACGCTATTCTCTCACTCTTCCATTTCGCCAAATCTAGATATGCTTTAATTAAATGTGTCTGTGCCAAGTCCGGTCTCAAGTTCTTGTCTGTTTCATTCTGTGATTTATTAATACTTTTATTTATATACTCTTCAGCATTAGCCAGGAGATACTCACATCCGTCCTGTTTAGCTTGAGTATATTTATCTCTACGCTCTGGGTATTTAATAATCCATTGTCTGAAGCACTCCCAAGTTGGGCGCTCCGGTCTCTCCTTAGTATTTAAAACCTCTCTTATGGATTGACCCTCTGCCAGCTCCTGACATATTTGGTCAAAGAGTATTTCTGTATATTTTGTTTTATTCGCCATGTGTATGTTCCTATTATGTTCTAGTTGTTAAGTATATTAAATTAATGTGTTTAAGTGTGTTGACTTACTGTGTACGTTCTGATTTACTCCGAATCACTTAAACAATAACTACGGAGATAAAAAATGACAAAAACATTAAAGCAGTTCATTAAAGATAATAATATTAAAATGACTGTTTCAGAAATAAGTGAGAGACCTGATATGAAATGGGATAATGCAAATCATTTCAAATGCAGATTAAAAAATAAAACTAAATCTGTTTCAATATATTATAGTCAGGGTTATGGTATTAAAAATAAACCTGAAATAGATTCTGTTTTAGATGCTTTAAAAATAGATTTTATTTCTCAAGATTTATCTTTTAAAGATTTCTGTTCAGAGTTTGGTTATTCAACAGATAGTTTATCAGCTTTAAAAACTTATAAACTATGTTTTAAAAATACAAACAAAGTTAAAAAATTGTTTAATGGTTCTTTAAATGATTTTTTAATGTGTGAAAGTTTATAAACCAATTAACAGGAGATAAAAACAAATGACTAAAAAAAACTTAATTGATACCTCAATTGCCTTTGGTGGTTTTTATGAGTCAATACATGATTCAAATATTGATAACATGATTGAGTCATATAATGACAACGGCAACTTTCCAGATTATGTCTGGGATAATATTGATTACAAAAAAACTAATCAATCTTATATTGAGTCCTGGACGTCTGATTTTAGTAGTTATTTATTAAATGAATATCAAGTTGATATTGATTTTAAAAACTTAAAACTTTGGAGTCCTCAGTACTACAATTATAGAACAGATTGTATTGACTGCAAAGTTAACACTCATCAAATGAATCTTTTAAATGAAAAAATATTATCTGATTCAGATTTTATTAATTGGTTAAAAGAACGCACTCAAAGCTGTGATGGTTTTATTTCTTTTTACAACTTTGATGAAGCTCAGAATAATAAAGACAATATTTTAATTAAATATGTTTTAGAGTTCTTAGCTGATAAATTTAATGAGCAAATGGAATTCGTAGAATTTGAATTACATTTATTAAAAGAGAAAGCAGCTTAAACAATTAACCGGAGATATAAACTAATGATTAACACAATAGAAAAACTAGTAAAAGAAATAGAAGTTTTGTCTGTTCAATCTTTTAATGAAAAATATCCAGCTTGGATTTCTAATTCATTAACAACGATTGAATTAAAATTAAAAGAAACTTTAAAACAAGTAAAGGAGTTAACTAATGAATAAAACAAATATTAAATTCATGTCAGACCTTGATATTGAGATTGCAAATAAATCAATCTCTAAGAATGAAGCTGCCATATTATACAACGCTATATCGTTAGCTGGCTTGCATGACTTGAATAAAATCAATACCGCTCTGTTGTTTAATAAATTGAATAACGGTGCTAGCCCTACCGGTGCTGATTATGTTCACTATACAATCCAAGATATAAACCACTTGCAAGATAAACTTGTAAGAATAATGGAGTCTGAATAATGAATAAAGAAAAACTAGACAAAAATCATTGCAATGAATGTAATGAAAACTGTTCAACTGTAATGTTAAAATATAGCAATAAAAAATATTGGCTTTGTGATGATTGCTACAATGAACATATGAAAGAAGATGAAACAACGGAGT